CATGACCGATGAACTGACATTCCTGCGGCTGATTCGAGACAAGGTTGACTTGTTGATTTCGAAGATCTCGATCAACGAGCCGCTAATCGAAATCTCGGCGATGCTGTCCGGACGAATCCAAGACCTGGAGGACGGAATTAATTCCGTCCCTACTGGAGAAAAATGAAATTTGGCCGCAAGCCTGCACGCTTTACCCGCGCGAGCTTCGCGCGTGCTCATATCCTCGCGCGTCATCTCGCCGACCTCGGCCCGGCGCCGGCAGCCTCCCCCGACTGGGTGACCGAGGTCATGCGGCAATCGCCCGGCGGATGGATGATGCTCGGTAATGATGTGGTCGGAGATTGCACTATCGCTGACTGCGGACATCAGGAGATGCTGCGGACGGCCAACGTCGGCGCAATCACGGTTCCGACCACATCGCAGGTGCTGGCACTCTACAGCGCGATCACCGGCTACAATCCCAGCGACCCCAACACCGACCAGGGCGCGGACGAGCTCACGGTGATTCAGTATCTGACGGCGACGGGATGGCTGGGGAACAGAAAGCTCGACGGTTCAGCCAATCTCGATCCGACGCAGCTCGATCAACTCAAGTGGGCGGTGTGCCTGTTCGGCGCGTCGCGGCTCGGGCTCAATTTCCCCGACAGCGCGATGAATCAGTTCAACGCGGGAGACGCGTGGGACTATGTAGCGGGCGCCCAGCTCGCCGGCGGCCACGATGTCCCGATTGTCAAGTACGACGGCGACGGCACAATCTGGATCGTAACCTGGGGCAAGCTCCAGCCGGTCACGCCTGCGTTCATGGCGGCCAAGTTCGACGACGGCACGCCCTACGTCGAAGAGGCCCACGCAGAATTGGCCTTCGATTGGATAAATGCGGTCGGTACGTCGCCGAGCGGCTTCGACCTCAAAGCTTTGGTGGAAGAACTGAACTCGGTGGTGTGAACACTAGGCGGAGCGCAAGCGGAGCGACTAGAAATCTGAAAAAAGAACACAGGCTAAAGCCTGTGCCACTGGGGAAAATCAGAAAGTGAGCTACGCAATCGTCACCGATATGCAGGCGCGCTATCCCAACCGGGATTTGGTGCAGCTCACCAACGAAGACCCGACCGTCACCACGGTCAACACCGGATTCCTCACGACGTTTCTCAATGACGCGTCCGACGAAATCGATGCGTACCTCGAATCGCGCTTCGCGCTGCCGCTGACCGACCCGCCGGCGATCCTGACCCGGCTCTGCTGCGCGATCGCGATGTATCATCTTAATTCGCTGCGGCCGATTCACGACCTCGCCGATACCAAGGACAAGTACGAAAAGGCAATCGCATTCCTTCAAGAGGTGAGCGACGGCAAGCGGACGCTGGGCCTCAGCACCGATAGCCAGGAGCCGGCCGACCCTGCGAATCCAGCAGTGGTGATGGACGAGAACTTCGGCAGCGATCCCTCGCTGCCCCAACGAATTTTTCGAAGAAGCACCCTGAAAGGATTTTGACTAGGCGCAGCGAAGCGGAGCCGAGCAAGAGAAGTCTGCCCAACGGCCCGCAAGGGCTTATTGGACGTGCGCACAGGATGGAATGATAAGAGGGGGTTCTGCGACATAGCGTAAGCGAAACCACCGAAGAATCTGAGATGGTAGCATTTCTTGATAGTCCCTGGACCGGGCAGACCTTCAGTCCGGCCACTCCGCTCGATATCGCGGCGATCGAGGCTGCGATTGTCGCCCAGTTGCAGACTTATCTCGGCGCTGCGCTCGGATCGCAGATGATCGAAGTCACCCACTACCCCGACAAGCCCGAAGCCTACGAAATACGCCATCGCGTCGGGGTCGCGATGGTCATCTATATGGGCGGCGACTACGGCGAAATTCTCGATATCGGCCACCTCGCGCAGGAGCGCACGCTTGAGTTTGCGGTAGGCCTCCGGATTCGTGATTTGGGGTGGGCGTTCGGCGGACAGCCGAGCGGCACGAGTCCGGGGGCCTACCAGATTCTGGAAGCGATCAGACTCGCCCTGCTGGGCTTTCAGGTGAATACCGGATGCACCCCGATGAAGGCAATCCGCGAACGCTTCGTCGACCGCGATAGGCAGGGCGGGGTCTGGGTCTACGAGATTATCTTCGCCACCCGCACGGTCGTAATCGAGAATTATCAGCCACCCACCTATCCGCTGTTCATCAAGGGCACGGCGCTGGAGGAGGAGGGGGTGACCGCGACTAAGGTCGGAGTGGAGCTGCTGACGTTCGCTGGAACGCCGGGCACAATCACCCTCCCGCAGCAGAATATTTCTACGGTGATCGTCAAGAGCGCAAACCTTGCCACTACCTACATCGCGGGGACGGACTACTCAGTGGACGGGGTGAACGGAATTATCACGCGGAATGCGAGCGGCGCAATCGCCGGCGGAGCGACGGTGGCGGTCAGCTATGCGTACAGCGATGTAGTGACCGCATTAGAGAGCGGGGGAGCGGTGCCATTCGCACCGAATAATTGATCAAAATGGAAATCAGCAAGAACGGAACGATACCGCAGCCGCAGGCCGCGATGGTCACCAGTTCCTGGGTGCGCGACGATTTTGCCAACGGCCGCAGGCGCTACAAGCTCTACGCGATGCACGTGCCGCTGGTGAATACGCAGGCAGCGGATATGCAAATCGGCGTATCTCATCCGCGTCTCGCCGGCGGTCCCACCGTAATCGGCGAGGCGACTCTCGACGTGCCGAATCTGGAGGTGGCGAAGATCCTGCTGGCGGGGCTGACCGAGATGCTCAACAAGCAGCCGCCTGAGATCCTGCAGGTAGGAGGACGGAATTAATTCCGTCATACCGCCCGAGAATGACAGAGAGGAATGACAGAGAGGCATCTGACTTATGAGTGAGCAAGCCGAAGTGGAAGTCATTCTCAGTGCGGGCGGGCAATTCTATGCGGTCACCGGAGCTGGACGCGAACGCAGCCTGTGGCTCGGCGTCGATAAGCATCCGCTGCCGGTGCCCCTGGAATGGCATCGGCCGGGCCTGGTCTGCGCCTGCGTGATGCGCGGCCGCAGCTACTACCGGATAGCAGCGTTCGGACCGCAGCATAGCGGCGGCAGCAAGTCTGTGAGCATCGACGACGAGCTGGTCAAGGACTACCGCGACGCCGCCTGGTGGACGCCGGGATTAGAAGAAGCATGGGTCGAATTGCAGGGCTTGAGGCAAGCATTCGAGGCGACGTCCGAAATGCCTCTCCCAGTCGGGAGAGTTCGCGCAGGCCAAGCCGGCGCGGGTGAGGGACCGCCAGGGAATCGTCGGGCTGAAACCCGAACCAGCAGGGAACCCACTGAGAGAAAAGAGAGAACATAACGTGGCTAAAAGCACAGTCGAAAGTCTTTCTGGTGGTCCCTCACCCGCCCCGCAAAGCACGGCGACCTCTCCCGAGGGGGAGAGGCAACCGGAGGGGACAAGGCTGGTTACGATTCTCTACTCGAGGAGCCGCGACCTCTATCGCGTCTCGAGCATCGACAAGCCCTGCTGGCTGAGCGTCGCGACCTATCCGATGCCGTTGACGCAGCTCCCGCCCGACGCGATTTACTTCGGCCCATCGATGACCGCTGACGGGCTGGGCTGGCGCAAGGCGTATGCGACTGCCTGGCGCGCAATCCTGCCGGGCGACCATGCCACGGTGCCGGCTGATGATCCGCTGGTGCTCGACTATGCAGCATTCTCAGGAGGACGGAATTAATTCCGTCCATACCGGGCACTAGGCGGAGCGAAGCGGAGCCGAGCAAAGGAGTCTGCCGAACGGCCCGTAAGGGCCTATTGGACGTGCGCACAGCGGAGCGTAAGCGGAGCGAATTAAAATCGTGAGCACTGATTTTCTGATGGGCCGTATGACGGAATTAATTCCGTCCTCCTCGGGCATTATGCTCGCCGCGATCGGCGCCGGCTACTCGCTGTGCTTTGCCGTTGAGAGTTGGAAGCGGCGGCAGCGGCAGAAAAAGCGTGCGAAGGTAGTGCCAATGCGTAAGCGAATGGTTGGCACCAGGTACTCGCGCAATTGACCTGTCCATGGGGCTGTGGCGCGACGCGACGAAGTAGCGGAGGCAAGTGGATCTGTGGACGATGAGGAGGACGGAATTAATTCCGTCATACCTATTGCGATTAACTACAGCATCGCAGGTGAGTACGCAGACGAAGTCCGCGCGTTCGCGATCATCGAATCAAACGAGGACGAATACAGGATTGGAGATGGAGGCCAAGCGTTCGGCTTACTGCAGATGCATCCGGCGACCTTCAAGCGATTTTACATCGCCGTTCTGCGCTTCCCGCCCGCCACTGACGACACCTGGACCACCGCATTTATCAAAGCGTGCGCGACGTTTCTGCGGACGCATCTATGGCTGAATGCGGACCAGGACGAGCGCGATTTGATCGTGCAGGCGTGGAACCTCGGCGAGCAGGCAGTATTCGTCGAAGGCAAGCGCAACCCGGAATATCTGGCGCGCTGGCTGGCCGCGTATGAGAAGACACAGGCTGAAGCCTGTGCCACTTAAAGGAGGGCAGGACGGAATTTATTCCGTCGAAAATCTATGACTGATGCGCCTATGGCTGATGCGCCGTCAGTCGGCCTGCGCGAGTTCCTCGAGCGGCTGCTCGATGAGCGGGACCGGCAATATGACGCGCGCTTCCAGGCCGCCGAGATTGCGGTGCAGGCGGCGCTCCTGGCGCAAAAGGAAGGAGTGTCGTTGGCGTTCGCGGTGAATGAAAAGCCGATCGTGAGGTCCGAGGAAGCGCAGCGCGCATACAACGAACGCAGCAATGAGTTCCGCGGCCAGCTCGACGATCAGGCCAAGATGCTGATGCCAAGGTCAGAGACAAACACCATGCTTCGCTCGATGGAGGAGAAAATCAACGCGGCGCGTGATGCCAGCGACCGCGAGCGCAGTGTCCTGGGTGAGCGCATCACCGCAATCGAAAACAGCCTGGCTAATCTGCAAGGCCGGATCTGGGCAGTGACAGCGGTCGCATGGCTGGTCGCCTTGGCAGTGAGCATCACACTGAGGTTCATCAGCTAAGTGGCACCGGCTTTAGCCGGTGGTCTTTTAAGATAAGAACACGGCTAAAGCCTGTGCCACAGGAGAGAAGAGACCAAATGGTTGAATGTCTCATCGGGCTGATCATCATCGCGATTGTGCTGACTATCGTCTTCTACATCGTCCAGGTGGCCTTCAGCTCTCTGCTGATTCTGCCGCCGCCGGTGTGGGTATTGATCAAGTTACTGGTCGGGCTGCTGGTGCTGCTGTGGTTTCTGGGATGCATCGGGATTTTTCCAGGCGTCGGGGGGCATAACTACAATTTTCGCTATTGAGGCAACGCTCCTCTGTCACCCTCGCGTGGCTGGAGCCTGCCCCCGTGGCTGCCGAGGGGCGAAGGGTCCCGCGTCTTCGCTCTCGGATTCTTCGCGCGCCAGGCAGGAACAGACGCGCGAGAATGACAGAGGGAGGACGGAATTAATTCCGTCATACAACTAATGCCTGCATCGTTTCTGCACGGGGTCGAGGTCTTCGAGTTCAATCTCGGACCGGTTCCGATCAATGTCGTCAACTCCGCGGTCATCGGGCTGGTCGGATCGGCTCCCCTGTTTGCCGTCCCCGGCGCCTTGCCGCTATGGGATTTGTCCTGGCTGGTGCAGGCGGCTCCGGCCTGGAGCGCTTCAACCGCAGAACTCGTCGGCAATCTGATCGTCGATGCGAACGGTAATACTCAGAAATGTACGACCGCAGGGACGACCGGCACTACGACGCCGGCCTGGGCGCGCACACTCGGCGCTACTACGAATGACGGCGCCACGGTCTGGACGCTGGTCGCGATCGGCGCGGCGGCTGGCCAGCAATGTATCGACAGCAACGGCAATATCCAGACCGCGACTGCGATCACGCTGCCGAACTGGGCCGCGACAACCGCGTATGTGGCTGGCAACCTGGTGCTCGATACCAACGGCAATACGCAGCGCTGCGCTACCGCAGGAACTACCGGCGCAGGGCCGGTATGGCCGACGGCGCTCGGCGCAACGGTCGTCGATGGCACGGTCACTTGGACCTTAGTCGCTATCGGCAAGGCGGCGATAACCAGCGCCACGGCGGCTCCGACCTGGGCGGCTGTGGTTGGCAATACCGCGACCGATACGATTGGCGCCTCAACCGGCAGCATAACCTGGACGCTCACGCAGAAGGGGCCGATTGCAAATCTCCAGACGCCGGTGCTGGTGGCTGGATCGAATCCGAACTCGCTGGCGCCGGGACAGTCCGGCACCTTCGGCCCGCTGATGCAGGGCTACACGATTCCCTATGCGCTCAACCAAGTATTCGCGCAGGGCGCGGGGCAGGCAATAACGGTCAACGTCTTCGACCAGACCAAACATTACTCGACGCTCACCGCAGTCATCTATGCGTTTCCGGCCTCGGGGGCGCAGACGATCAACGTCGGCCACATGGGGCTGTCCACGATCAAGCTCACGAACACTGCGGGAACTACCACTTACGTCGAAGGTGCGGACTTCACTGTCGACCGCGTCAACGGCGTCATTACTGCGGCCGGCGGCGGACTGCTGACCGCAGGACAGAGCGTCAAGCTTAGCTGCAATTATGCGGACCCGAGCAAGCTGGCGGACAGCGACCTGGTCGGCAATGTCACCGGCAACGTCTACACTGGGATGCAATGCTGGAAACTCAGCTACGGCCTGATGGGTTTCTTTCCCAAGCTGCTGATCGCGCCGAGCTTCGGCTCTTACGTTGCCGCCGGCCAGACCGTCGGATCGCAGGATGCGACGGTGGCGGCCGGGATGGCGGCGATGGCGGCCGTGATGCGCGCGATGTACTTCGTCGATTGTCCGGCGGGCAGCTCGCCGGCGACGTTGCTTTCGAATCGGGGCGCTTCGGGCAATTCGTTCAATACCAGCGACAAGCGCGCGGTCCTGTGCGGCCCGCAGCAATTGTTTCTCGACAGCGGAATCGTGCCGACCGGCAACGGAGTCGATCCAATCGCCGGCAAGGCGATCCAGACGATTGCCAACCTTACTCATGCGGGCCCTTTGTCGCCGTGGGTCGCAGGCGCAACCTCGGCCAAGGATTTGGCGCAGGGATATTGGTGGTCGCCGTCGAATACCCAGATTAACGGCGTGCTCGGTCCGGATGTGTCGGTGTATTCAAGCTTTCTCGATTCGGCCAGCGACACCAATGTGCTCAATAGCCAGGGAATACTCACTGCGTTTCAGGCCTTCGGCACCGGCATCCGGGTGTGGGGCAATCGCAGCGCGGGCTTTCCGTCCTACACCACGCCCGACGTGTTTATCCCGATTCGCCGCACGATGGACGTGATTGAGCAGAGCGTGATGCTCTCGATGATGCAGTTCCTCGACCAGCCGATCTCAAACGCGCTGATTTCGACTATCCTCGCCAGCGTCAACAGCTTTATCCGCGTGCTGATCGGACGTGGCGCGCTGGTCGCCGGCACCGCGAGTTATAATCCGGCAGAAAATCCGCCTTCGCAGATTGCAGCGGGGCAGCTTGTGTTCGATATCGATTGCATGCCCCCGCCGCCGGCCGAGAGGCTGACCTTCAACGTCTTCATCGACACGACGCTGCTGTCGGCCCTGACCGGGGCCGCCAGCACCGCGAGCTCAACCGCAGCGCCGACTGGCTGAGCCCCCTCTGTCATTCCCGCGCGTGTCTGGCGCGCGAGGAATCCCGAAGAGCGAAGACGCGGGACCCTTCGCGCCAGACACGCGAGGGTGACAAACAGGGAAGGCAAAACAGGAAAAGACAGACATGGCACTTATCAACGTCTCGCGCATCACCAACGCAAACATCTATATGGACGGCGCGTCCCTGCTCGGGCGCGCCGAAGAGGTGGAGCTGGCCTTCCCCAAGGCCAAGATGGTCGACCACAAGGGCCTCGGCATGTTCGGCACCGGCGAGTTTCCCGCGGGCATCGACAAGCTCGAAGCCAAGCTCAAGTGGATTAGCGTGTACGAGGAAGTGATGGCGAATATGTCAATCTTCGCCTCGCATCAGTTCCAGATTCGCGCATCGAAGGAGATGTACACCTCGCAGGGGCGAACCGCTGAAGTGCCATTCATCGGACTGATGACGGCGCAATTCAAAGACGGCGGCCCGCTCAACTTCAAGCAGCATGAGCAGGTCGATTTCCCCACCACGCTGGTAGTCTATCATTGCGAATACTACATCGGGGGAGTTCAGTTCCTGCTGTACGACCTGATGGCGAATATGTACGTGGTCAACGGGGTCGATCAGCTAGCCCAATTCCGCGCCAACATCGGCGCGATTTGAATAAGTTAAGAATGAGGTAAGAAGTGATGAACACCTGCGGTCATTCGGCCGAATACGTTAAGCACGAATAGCCAATGGCGAAGAGCCGAATGCCTGCACGATTTAGCTCGGCTTGATTTAAAAGAGCGCCAGTGAACTTGCTCGGAATATGAACCCGGACGACCTGTGAAATATGCCTATTAAGGCCGATAGGCGTTGCGGAGGTAAACATGCGCCTAGGTGAGATCTGGAACGGTGACAATTCGATAAGCGACTTCGACAAGCCTTTCACACCTGATCTGTTCACGCCCGAGCAATTTTTTGACCGGCTTCACAAATTCGCGGACTTCGAGGGGGAGAGGCGGATGCTGCAACAGATTCTACTGGACGCTATCGAATGCTGGCAATCCGTGTCCACGATCAGTGCCATTAACGGAAACTGCGTTCCCGGCTTGCGCGAACGGTTATATCGGGAAGCGGACTTCTGGATTTTCGGCGAATACGAGAACGGTCCGTTCTTTTCCTTTGCGGAAACTTGCGACTGCCTTGGACTGAATCCTGACTTTATCCGTCGGCGGTTGCTGAAACGGCGGCGCCTGTCCGCAGGACGCTGACAGCTGGCGCCCGTAGGAGATGCTATTGGGCGAAGCGGACGAGACCAGCCGGACACTTTAGACACAAGACTGATAGGGCCGTCAGAAACTACAGGCCAGCGTTGCACGAGTGTTTTCACTTCAATTGACCTCCGACAACCGAAAGGATGAGGCAATGTTCGCGATACTCGGTGAAATCATCTTTGAAGTGCTGACCTCGCCGGAGGCTTTTCGCTCGACGACTGAATACCACTATGCCGAGCACAAGGTGGTAGAGGCGCGGCCGCGCCTCCAATGGCTCGCGACCGAACTGCAGAAGATTTCGCTGGAGCTCGGCTTCCACGTCGCGTTCACCAATCCTGCCACTCAGCTGAACCGACTGGGGGCGGCGGCCGAGGATCATCAGGCGCGAGCATTGATTTTCGGCAACGGGGTGCATCGGGGATACTTCGTGATCGAGAAGATTGAAGAGACTCATCGGCAACTCGCCGACGACGGCAGCTTCGTCGCGATCTCGGCCAAGGTCGAGCTGAATGAGTGGATCCCGGGGGTGGACTTCGATCCGCTGGCTCCGCCTCGACGGGCGAATCCGCCTCCAGGGATCGTACAGCAGATTAGCGGAGGTCCTGCAGGAACCCCGGTCCCACAGGTGTTCGACCCGCTGGTGTTCGACCCGCTGGCGGCGATCAGCTCAAGCAATCTCGCCCCGGTATCCGAGATCGTGCAGTTGAGCGGTGCCGGGGTCTTCGGCGGCGCGACCTACAGCGCCGCGAGCTATTCGCAGCCGGGGATAAGCGGAATCGTAGGCAGCGGCCCGGGCGCAATACAGCCCGGCAACATTAACAATGTGTCAACGAGCACAATCGTGAGGGCGGGATGAAGATGCAAGCGACCCCCGCCCTACCCTCCCCCTGGTCAGGGGGAGGTTTTAAGAGGCGCGTGCTACAACTACGAAGCCTAAGGGCAGCGTGGAAACTCTTCGGTTCTCGATCCACGCCGTCTCTGGATAGGGACGCGAAGAGAACCGAATCGAGCCGGGACTCCATAAAACCTCCCCCTGACCAGGGGGAGGGTAGGGCGGGGGTTTTTCTTGCGGCCGCGATGCTGCTTTCCGGGTGCGTCAATATCGCGATGACCTGCCCGGACAAGGTGAGCACGGTCTCTTATAAGGGAATTGCTCTGACCGGCACAACTTCGGTCTCCTGCATGCCCGCGCTCAATGGCGGCTATGACATCGAGGTGGGCGGGATGAATCTGCTGGCGCTGGCGGCGGCGGTGGCTCCGTTGGTGGCGGCGAAGCAGCCGAAGGCAGAGAACAACCCATGACGTGTCGCTACTGCGAACAACAAACGCAGGATGTGCGTCTTTGTACGTGTGTAGAGGTATGCACTTTTAAATGGTGCGGGCGAGTCAGGCTTCGTCCTGGCGACACGCTTCCCCACGATCAATCGTTGGGCAAACCAGTGATCGATATTGCCACTGTGAACGCGATTCTGCTGATGCTGGGCCAGGAAACACTCAAATATCCGCCCGAGTCGAAAGAATCGATCGCGCTGATGAAATTCATGCAGAGGTTGTCGGAATGATGATGCTGTCATTCTCGCGCGTCTGTTGTTCGTGCCTGGCGCGCGAAGAATCCCGAGACGCAGAAGCGAAGACGCGGGACCCTTCTTCGCCCCTCGGCAGCCACGGGGGCAGGCTCCAGCCACGCGAGGGTGACAAACAAGGCACGTTGCTGTGAGTGGGGCATTCATCACGCACATCACCTCCGCCGGCGAGCGCTGGGATCTTCTCGCCTGGCAATACTACGGCGACGCAACGCTGTTCAGCGCGATCATCCAGACTAATCCGCAGATTCCGATTGAGGCAGTATTCGAGGCGGGGCTGGTGATTGGAGTGCCGCTGCTGATGGTGAATCCTGCGGTAAGCAACGCGGCGGATCAGCCCCCGTGGAAGAGATCTTGAGTGGCACAGGCTTTAGCCTGTGGCCTTAGTCAGAAAGAAGAATCACAGGCCGAAGCCTGTGCCACTAAGAAATGGCAGCCCCGCAATCACTTCCAGTCAGGCATCCACGATGGGTGCTCAATTACGCGGGGCGGAATATCACGGCCGACGTGACCACGATGGTGACCGAGATCAGCTACAAGGACAAAGTCGCGCATCACAGCGATGAGGTCGAGGTGACGCTCGAGGACCGCGACCATCGATGGCAGGGGCCATGGTTTCCGGTGCGCGGCGATTTCGTCGAATTATTTATTGGCTACGACGGTGAGAAGCTGCTCGACTGCGGCGACTTCCAGGTCGACGAGCTGGAGCTGAAGGGGCCGCCCGATTCGTTTCATATGAAGTGCATCGCCGCCGGCATTACCCCGTCGATTCGCACACCCCGCAGCGCCGCCTACGAAAATCAGACGCTGCTCCAGGTCGCGAACACGGTCGCGGCGCGCCATGGGATGACGGTAGTGGGCGCGCCGCAAAGTATTAATGTGGCCTGGGCGCGCCTCAGCGAGCGCACCGAGACCGACCTGAATTTTCTGCGCAGCCTGGCGCTTCGGCACAACTATGATTTTTCGATTCGCGGGCAGCAGCTCGTCTTCTATGCGCGGACGCCATTGGAACAGCAACAGAGCCTGATGACGCTGAGTAGGACGGAATTTATTCCGTCATCCTATCTCCCCGTCAAGAGCTTCGAGTTCAACACCCGAACCCAGCAGATTTACCGCAGCGCGACGGTGGCCTATCTGAATCCGCAGCAAAAGAAATTGATCGCGGCGCAGTCGCAGGCGCAAGCGGACGGAATAAATTCGGTCCCTACCGGCGACGATCTGCATATCGTCACGCGGTGCGAAGTTCCGCAGCATGCGCAGCTCAAAGCGGACAGCGCGCTGCACGATGCGAACAAGGACCAGGTGACCGGCCGAATCGAGACGGAGGGAACGATTCTGCTGTGCGCCGGCGTGAACGTTGATATCAGCGGCTTCGCCGCATTCGACGGCAAGTATCACATCGAATCGAGCAGGCATCGGCTGGAGCGCAGCAGTGGATACACGACCGAGGTGGAGGTGCGAAAGTTATGAAAAACGAAGACGCGGAGCTAAGAAGCGGGATTCCTCGCGGCAGCCACGCGGGAATGACAGACAAGGGACGCAGACACGCGAGGGTGACAGACAGGGGGCGCGCCACCTCTGTCATTCTCGCGCGTCTGCTTTGTCTGGCGCGCGAAGAATCCCGCTTACTAGCTCTTGCTCTCTTCCTGTACGCGATGATGACCGCCGTATCAGCGCGCGCGGTCTGCACGCAGCATGGCGCCGTCACGGCGGCCTCGACCGCGATTGTGGGTGCGAACGATATCGCCGGCCTCACGGGCCGCCATTACATGTTGATCCAGAACACCGGGACCACCAATCCGATGAACGTAGCGATCGGATCGAGCAATACAGCTACTTCGAGCGATATCTATCTGGCGCCGGGGGCTAGCTGGGTGCTGACCGCGGCGGGACCGAAAATGCTGCCGGGGGGCGACGTGGCCGCGATCAGCGCGAGCGGCACGACTTACGGATTCTGCGATTTCTGAGACGAATGAAGAGCGCAGACGCAGAGCGAGGACGCGGGATTCCTCGCGCCAGCCACGCGGGAATGACAGACAAGGGACGCGCCTCCCTTTCTGTCATCCTCGCGCGACAGGCACAGCAGACGCGCGAGAATGACAAAGCGCTTTGCTTCTGTCACCCTCGCGCGTGGCTGCCGCGTGAAGGGTCTCGCTTCTTAGCTCTCCTCTTGGTTCTGCTCGCAGCACAGCAAGTGCGCGCCCAATCGATCGGCGGAGGCGGCGGGATCAGCGGCGGCGGCAGCACAGGCGGAGTTCAGATCGGCGGGGATATCGCCGGCTCTAATTCCGCACCGCTCGTATCCAAGATCGGCGGCGCGACAATCAGCCCGCTTGCCACGCAAACCACGCCCTGCACGATTGCGCAGGGCTGCACCGCCGCCACAACCGCCGCTGCTGCGCGCGCCAGTCTCGGATTAAGCAGCTCGGCGACGGAGCCGTTGCCGACTGCCGGCGTACCGGGGAATTATGCCCCGTTGGAGCAAACCGAACTTGATCTTTTGCCCGCCACGGCGACGACTCTCACCTGCCGCAATCCGACAGGGCCATATCCGGACACTCATTATTACTCTGGGACGCTGTCAGGGAATGTCACCTATCCGCTCTCCGCTACCAATTGCGTAGACCGTGCATCGATCATCGTCACTGCGGTCCAGGACGCGGCGCATACCGTGGCCTTCTCGACGACTGCGGCGGGCGGCTTCGAAGGCGCGGCATGCTCGGCTCTAGGAACGACCGCGGGCAATCAACAGACGTGGATATTCCAGTACAACGCGGCTCGAACTTCATGGGTGCGAAGTTGCGGCGTACCCGTCCCTGCCGTAGCGCTCTCGCTCGCAGCAGGCGGAACGGCATGTCAAGTTCCACCCGGACCATTCGCCAGTCGGGATACTTCGCCCGTAGCCGGTGAGCAATGCTGGTTCACAGACGGAACCTGCACCGCAGGAACCCAGATCGCTGGAGGCGGCCCCGGCTGTTGGGGAACATGGATCAGCCCGAATTGGATGCCTGCTGGCAACGCGACTTCAGCAAGCTCTGGCGGCGTTCAAGTTGCCAACGACATCGGCGGTACAGCGGCGGCGCCGACAGTCATCAACACGCACTTGCCCGCGCCTCTGCCTCTCGTTCAGGGCGGTTTAGCTGCATCGACCGCCGCGGGCGGCCGCGCAACGCTCGGGCTAACCGCAACCGCGATCGAGCCACTGCCCACCGCAGGCGTTCCCGGCAACTTTGCACCCTTGATACCTGTCACCACAGCGCTGCCCACCAGCTCTGCGACTCTAGCCTGCCTCAATGCCACGGGCGTTTATCCCGATACTCACTATTACAGCGGCCTGACCCCCGGCACGACCACAGCGCTGGTCTACACGCTGCCAGCTTCGGGCTGCGTCGATAACGCCACCATCGCGGTCACGGCGACACAGCACGGAGTGGGAGCGACGGCCGATACCGTTTCATTCGCGGTGGCCGCTGGAGCTACTCTCGCCGGGCCTGTCTGCCCTGCGTTAGGGCCCGCCAGCGGCAATACGCTCTCCTGCAAATTCAAATGGAATGCCTCGCAGTCGCAGTGGATGGCGGACACCGGCGGCGGCTCTGTTCCGTATACCGCGCCCGCGGTTGGCATATCCACGTTCGTCGATGCCGGTTCTCCCTATAGTCCACTCAGCAGCGACCAGATGGTCGATTGCAATTGCTCGTCGGGGGCCTGCCAGTTCAACCTGCCGCAAGCGGGAAATCAGACGCTGAAGCGGCGCTATGAAGTCAAGAACATCTCGTCTACCCAGTTCTGCAATCTCCATCCGTTCGCGGGGGATTCAATAGATCTATCGAGCAGTAACCTCGTGCTCGGAACCAACGAGACGGTTTCAGTGCAAGAACGTGGGGCCACTCTCTGGGATCGGGTACTAGTAGACGCCAAGAACGCAAACAACATTACTGCTGGCACGCTCGCTGTGGCGCGCACCGCAGGAATACCGCTCTCTCTCGCGAACTCAAGCACTGGGACGGGGGTGGACCTACTTGCTATTGTAACCAGCTCCAACCAGGCTCAAACCGCGCCAGCGGGAGCCACGGCGGGGGTACAGGGACCGTGCATCGCAGGTTGCGGCACTACGGGAACGGCGATCATTCAGATCATGGGCCAGGCTCCCTGCGTATTCAGCGGCGGCATTACGGCGGGACATTATGCGCAGGTCGATCCAACGACCGCCGGAGACTGCGTTGACGCGGGGGCGGTGATTCCAACGAGCGGAGGTGAGTATCTAGGCACCATCGTAAGTCCCACCAACGCTGCCGCGGGAACATACAATGTTAATTTCATCGGCCCGAATGGGGCGTCGGCGGGCAACGCAGCCATCAGCAGCCCGAGTGAGACTGGCAATGATATGTACTACGCATCCGCCAGCCAACATGCCAATCCGGTCCCGCATGTAATTCATGCAGGTCTTCTCACCACGGGCATAGTAACCGCATTCAGCCAATGCCCCGGAGGCGCCGCGCCAACAGCGCCATGTGTGGTGCATGGCGATCCGGGCGTGTCCTACACGGTGCCATCAGTTCTGACGGTCGGCTCTCCGAATGCTCAATCAACCGGCTATCCACAAGCCCTAGAACTGGACGGCGCGTCGATAAATTGCACTGACACAAGCGGCACCGGACCTTGCATTTCGCTGACTGATTCCGGTCGCCTGATTTGCCACACCTGGGCGCGTAATGCCGCCGCCAAAATTACCGCTGCGAGCACGTTCAACGGCACCGCGCTCGTAGCAAGCAGCGCGAACATCACCGCCAACAATACCCACATGGACGTGGAAGGCTGTGTCCTAAGCCCGAGCGCTGGCGCGACCGTGAGCGAAGCGTCGCTGTGGGTTGGCAACGTCTCCGGCTTGGCATATCTCGCACACTTGAGCATCAGCGAAGCGAACAACTCCACGGCCATGCGCGTTGATGGCCAGGGCGGCGGAAGCGGCAACCTAATCATCGCTAACGGCATATGGATAACCGGAGGCGGTACCGGCGCCAGCACTCGCGGACTGGTCATTGCGGGAGGTGTGACTGACTTTGAGTGCAACACGTGCGCCATCGTGGACATTAACGCGAGTGGTGTCAAATACGTGAGCATCGAGCCGATCGGCAGCCTGTTTCCAGACGGCATTTACATGCCGAATATGTACGAGGAACTGAGCACGGTCGATGCCACGACTATCCCGCTAAGCATTACGGGTGGCTACAACATCAACATGCCCGCCTGGTATATTCAGCATGGC